CAAAGGAGAACTCAATGTTAAACTATTCTGACATTAAGAACTACTGGTCTAAATTCTATGCAGATGCTTTTGAAGATGCAAAATCATACTGGAAGAATTATTTTGACTTAGTTCAAAACATTTACAAAAAATAACTTTATTAAAACACAATAGTTTGATATTAATGCACAAAAATTTAATGTGCATTTTCAAACTAGCAAATGGTGAGTGTCTCTTGCTAAAGTCTTGCAAATGCTTAAACGACAATGGCAAGAACACAATCAGAGGAATTAATCAGCTTAAAGGGGCATATAACCGGCATTCGTAGAGAAGTTAAGATACTAGGCACAACAGTTTATAAATTAGAAAAAAGATTAGAGAAATTGTTTTGGTCTATATTTATAGCGCTTGGAACATTAAGCATGGCGCTGCTGACTTTATTTCTTGCTAAATAAAACGAATACAACTACTAGTTAGTTATGGACACAAGAAGGATTTTGGTCATATCGGATTTGCACTTGCCATATCATAGGCAAGATGCTTTTGATTTTTTGAAAGCAATCAAAAAAGAGTACAAACCTACATTTATAATTTCCATAGGAGATTTATTAGACCATCACGCTTTATCATTTCACGATTCAAACCCTGATTTATTTTCTGCTGGACATGAACTTGTTAAAGCAAAAGATTATGTAAAAGAACTTGAATCAATATTTCCTGAATTAATTGAAATAGATTCTAACCACTCATCAATGGTTTATAGAAGAGCATTAAAACATGGAATGCCAAGAGCCTATTTAAAAGAATATGGAGAATTTTTAGGAACTAAAAAATGGAAATGGGTAGATGATTTAACTTTAACTCTGCCAAACAAACAAAGATGTTTATTTACTCATGGTCGTTCTGCTGATGTTTTAAAAGTATCACAAACAAATGGAATGAATTGTGTGCAGGGACATTTCCATACCAAGTTTAAGATTGAGTATTGGGCGAACCCTGACAATCTTTTCTGGGGTATGCAAGTTGGGTGTATGATAGACCAAAAATCTTTAGCCTTTGAATATGCAAAAAATTTTAAAACTAGATTTATAGTAGGGACTGGTTTAATAATTGACTCTCAACCTAAATTAGCACCCTGCGTTTTAAACAAAGAAGGCAAATGGATAGGCAAGTTAGTTTAAAAGAATTACTGTTTTCAGAAACAGCTACAAGACTTGGAATAGACAATACTCCAACTGACCAAATCTTAATTAACTTACAAACATTAATATACGAAATTATAACTCCAATAGTAAATCAATTTGGCGACATCAAAATAACTTCTGGTTATCGTTCTCCTCAATTATGCAAAGCTATCGGCTCATCTGAACGAAGTCAGCATACTTTAGGAATGGCAGTAGATTGCGAAGTTCTAGGAGTTCCAAATAAAGAACTAGCTGATTGGGTTGTTAATAATTTAGAATTTGACCAATGTATTTTAGAATTTTGGAAGCCTGAAGAAGCTAACTCTGGGTGGGTTCATATCTCTTACAATAAATCAGGAAATAGAAAAATGTATCTTCGTGCCTTTAAAGCTAATGGCAGAACAGTTTACGAGGTATTATGAAATCATTAAAAAAGCAAATAGGTGGAAATCATTACAAAAAATACAAGATTCAACCAATAGAATTTATATTAAAAAATAATATTGGATTTTGTGAAGCGAATATCATAAAGTATGTTTTACGATTTAAAGAGAAGGGTGGTGTTAATGACTTACTTAAAGCCCAGCACTACATAGAACTACTAATAGATTCAACTAAAAGTAGATAATATCATTTAAAACGATTTATAGCTTGTTTTAAGGCATTGTGGCTTAGGAATGAGTATAACTTTAAAAGAACCTAAGATATTAAAAATTAAGGGTATTTTAAGGGTTTAAACATTATAAAAAGGAACAAATAGAGAAAATTATGCAGATAGTTAAAATAGATAGTGATTTTACACCAGAAACACACACTATTGGTGCTACATCAGCACAATCATCAGCTATCATAACTCAATCAGGTATTATTAGAATAGCTATCTCAGGAACTCATGCTCACGTTAAGTTCGGTGCAAATCCAACTGCTACTGAAGAAGATATTATGTGTACGCAAGATTCAGTACAATACTTTGCATTTAAGTCAGGCGATAAAGTTGCTTTTATAAAATCAGGTGATGGAAGTGGACAAATAAATATAGCAAGTATTGACTAGTATGTGGTGGAGTCTAATACCTACAATCTTTAAAACTGGTGCTGAGATTTATAAGAATCATAAGCAATCAGAATTTTTAGAATCTGAAGCTGAACGTAAGTATTATGAGAGAATGGCTAAAGGTGAGATTGAATATCAAAGAGACGTTTCAGATCAGCAAGACAAGACTTGGAAAGATGAATTTGTTTTAATCGTAGTATGTATTCCAATTATTGTTTTATCTTATGCCATCATTAGTGATGATGTTAATATTAAAACTAAACTAGATTTATTCTTTGATTATTTTGGTAAGTTTCCATCATGGTATCAATGGTTGATCGTTGGTATCTTTGGTGCGATTTATGGATTGAAGCCGACATTAGACATCTTTAATAAAAAATGAACTTTTATTTAGTTACTTACGCAATTAGTTTTGTGAAGGTAAATGATGAAAGTATAAAAGAAGATATAGCTTGGTGCAGATTTTTTGATACCGATTCTTTTGTAAATGCCAATTCTTTTTTAAGTCAATTAAAGACAGTAAAAAAACTTAGAATAACTAACGTAGAATTTGAAGTTGAAGAATGTAATTGGTACGACTACTATGAAGATGTTTCAAATACTATTCACTAATTTAACTGAACTTCAAAGTATTCTATATTATCATTTGGAAAGCATTTTAGTTGCGACTTTGGCAGTAACTTTAATATTTGATCTACACTTTTAAATATAATTTTATCTGATAGTGGCCAACAAATTGTAAATCTAGTGTGGTAATTAGTAAATGATTGCTCAAAATAAATATATCTTTTTATATCTCTAACTTTAATCTTCGCTAAAGTTTTTCCTTGTTCCCAAGTTGCGTTCTTTAATTCAACAAAGAACTGCTCTTGCTTATGTGCTTCTTTAGGTGCGTAAACGAAGTAATCTGGGAAGCTTTTGATAAGTGTTGGGAGTTTGGCAAACAAAGGAATAACACTTTCAGCGAAAGATTGAGAATCGCTAACAGCATTAAGACCAAGCTTCCGATACAAATAGCCACGACTAGTGCAATACTGAACGAAACGATCTTCACTAATGTTAAGATAATTCTTTGTGCGATTTTCATAAGACTCATGGTTAAAGTTCTCAATGTATTTTTTATCATTCATTTATCTACTCAGTTCACGATTAGTTACTAGCCAACTGCGATAGAGGTCTAGGTAAGACAAGAGATTATTATATCTTGATTTAATTTTAGAATATTCAGATTCAGCTACACATAAACCTTCTATGTGTTTTGCATATTCTGGTCTTACGTAAGCTTGTTTTTCTGCCTGAGCAATACTTATACTTGAATTGCCTTTTTCTTCTAAAGTTAATTTACTTAAAATCATTTTAGTATGTGAATCTAAAATTCTAAATTGATATAAAAGTTCTGACATTCTATCTGACAATGTGTCAAGTTCCAATTTAAGTTCGTCAGGATTTTTTTGGTTTAGAGTAAGAGGTGTCATTCCTTCCTTTACAGTTTACAGTTGCACTAGGTTATTATCCTAGTAATTTTTCAAAGTTAAAAGCTATCTTGGAATTGATAAACTCTCTAAGTCTTTTTGCTTTTTCAAGTTTCATCTTATATTCCAATTCAAGATCAAGCAACTTTCGTTGGCGATCTCTCAGCTTCATAACTACTTGGCTTTGTTGTAGCATCAGCTAGTTTTATATTATTTCTTATGAACTTAGTATTTAGTATGTCCACAGAAATAATCTTACCTTCCTTTGTTTCAGTTAGAGCATCTTCTGTATTCTCAAATAGTTCTTTAACTAAGATAGAACACTCAATTAACTTTTCTCTAACTACCTTCATTATTTTACTTATATATATTTTATAATTAATTGCAAGGATATGGCAGGTGGAAAAGGGGGAAAATGAAACTAAACCAACAAGGTTTAATAAACCACCTGCCATAAAATTTCTAGTTATGAAAATTCATCTGAAATAAAAACTTGTAATCTTTTATTTTCAAATCAATTTCTTCCTTTGTAACACCTATTTGGGAACTTTCAATCCCAGATTTTAGAAGCGACATACAAAAAATCATTTCATCTTTAGAAAATGGCTTTTTAGTCTCAACTGTTAAGTCAGCATCAAAGTCTTTAGCCACATTAGCTAGTTCTTTTTCTAACTCATCTGGGTTAAAGCTAGTATCAGGTTTTGTTTCTACTTTAGTAGTAGGCAATTCCTGAATCATTGGAGTTTTATCTGGCTTATTAAGAACAAATAAACTTCCATTCTTTTTTGATGCCCCAACTGTTACAGAAACATTTTTGCCTTTAGCGATTGCTGGGTGAAGTATAGAACTCCATAACACTATTTCTTGATCGTTTACTTTAAACTTAAAATTAGGGAATCGGTTAGGAGTTCCCTCTTTTGTAAGTCTATTATCGTAAACGTATTTTACTACTCCTTGTACGTTCATTTACTTTTCTCCTTTTTGGTTTAGGTAGCGATACATTTTTAGGCAGGAAATCGCCACATCTTCCTGCATTTCTCCTATTGGAAATTCCTTAATATTTAATTTTCCAGTCTTGGTACAATTAACAATCACACCTTGTTTAACATCAATCCCAAGTTCTTCTTTAACACAAATCTTATAAAGATAAATTTGCACTAACATAGAATCTCTTATTCCTGATGATGACTTCCAGTCATAGATAATATGCTCTCCTGATTTGTTTTTAAATAAAGCATCAAGAGTTCCAGTAAACTTATGAATACGACTAAGCACTTTACGTTCAGTAAATACAATCTCTAAACCTTCTTGCTTATCGTACCATTCTTTAAACTTACCAAATGACTTTTTAATCTCAGGATTAATGATCTCAGGAACTATTCCTTTATGAATATAATCTTCAATTAAGTTATGCACGTGTGTTCCAACCGAACCTGCATCTGACATATTTTGGTTTGGTGCTTTTTTAATTTGTTCTGCGATCTTAGTCAGTTCAATCTCATCATAGCTAACTCCTGCTCTAATTAACTTCTTAAATTCCTCACTACAAATCTTAGCTGACCAAAGCCCAATGACGTTTGCTGGAGTTAAGATTTTGCATAAACTTGTGGCACTAGGCAACTGTTCTTCGTTCCAAAAGTATTGATGAGCAACTGGGTCAAAGAATAAAGTCTCTTGACCATTGTATAGTTTTATTTCTTCCATTTTACCTTCCCTTTTTTTAGTTATTACAAATTAACACTATAAGTAGTATAAATAATATTGTTATAAACAATACTTCAAGCATAAATATCGTACTTAATTGTTTTCTTATAATCTGATTTGGTCAAATCGCCAAACAAACTATCAACTGAAACATCAAATATTTTAGCTACCTTATAAACTTGACTAGCTGACATTTGATTAGTTGCTAATTCAAACTTACTTACTTGCTGTTCGCAACCTATACCCATCATCTCAGCTAAATCTTTTTGACTCATATATTTAATTTTACCTGACATAGGCACTTCAACTTTAGTATTGATTCGCAGGTATCTTAAATTACTTGCAAGTCTATTTATTATATCGTGCTTTGTTTCCATAAATCCTTCCATTTTTTATATTGGTTCTGCCAGTATTCAGAATTGAAATCAGGATTATGATAAGGAAACTTCTTATAGAATTTATCTAAAGAAATACTCTTATCTTCAACTGAACATAAATCATAATAGTATGGTGCTTCATTAGAAGTTATGTAGCGATTTGTTTTTGATTCTAATAGCAGTCTATTTATTTCTTGTTGTACTGTTTTCATATTTTCTCCTAGTTTAATAACGAGTGCCCACGATTAATCAGGCATTTTCTAGTATAGTTTTTTCTAGTATCTTCAGCTTTAGACACCACACCTAACGAAGCTGGACGAAAAATATTATCAATTAGCCATGCCTGAAACTCCTGACTATCTGATAAAGTCTTTTCTGCAAACTTCTCACACAGAATAATATCATTTGTAATATCTTCTGCTTTAGAATGTGGGAACGTCCCACTTCTGCCAGAAGTATCAACTACTGGTTTATAAGTAGAGCAACTAGTTACCAATATTAGTAACAAACCTAATAACATTTTCATTTTTTTTTCCTTTTTTGGTTAAGTATTCAATAGTAAACGCATTTAATATTTCTCTTTTACGTAAGCTTGGTTTTTCTCTCCAAGCAAACATTATATACTCTAAAAGAGTTTCCCATCTGCCATTTTCTATTAAATCTTGTAGAACTACTTTTGCGTAGTGTTTATCCGACTTTAGTTTTGTCATTTGCCTTCTCCAGTTGTTGTTTCTCTAGTCGTTCTTTGTACTTCTTTAAAGCTTCTTCCATTTTAATTTTCATTATGGAATCACCTAAAGACTTGCTAAGTTTTTCTTTATTTGAAAAGTTCATTATTTTTCCTACTATTTATAATTTTTTTTAGTTCGTTGTAAATAGCTTTATCATAGCTAGATACCTTAGAACCTGAGAACTCCTGAACAATTAAAAATTTCTTCATAATTGATAAACAACCTTTTAGTATATCAATATCCACGATTCGTTTCATAGTTAATTAATTATCCAATTTAACAATATTATGCTTGACGTGCCTAAAACAATCACAATCAAGAACCCTATTCCATCTCTAGTTTCTTTAGTCATTTAATACCCCATAAAATGTAAGTTATTATTACTGCCAACATAAACCACCAACCCATATCATTTATAAGTTCAAGCATTTTTATACCCTTGTTTAGTTAGCATACCATTTAGTTTTGAAATTAGATTAAAGATACGTTTCTTTGTATGCTCTCCTCTAATTTCATTGTCCAATAAGATTCTTGAAAGTACAGCGACCATCATTTTCATTTCAAAGTAAGTCATTGAACAAATCACTCCTATTTCTCTTTTTGCCATAATGTTTTAAATACCCTTCTTTTTTTTTTAGTACACCAATACGAATAGTAACCAGCTATTTTTTTTTTCATTGTTTACTTTCCTTTTTAGCTAAGAAAAAAGCATTTTCATTAATATCTAAAATTACATTATTAGGAACATGATTTAAACTTATTCTTAATGCTTTTACAAGTTCAGTAGTGAATTGTCGGCAATAAGTTATGTTCTTAATGCAGTTCTCAATTAAAGCAGTTTTTTCTAAACTAATTTTATAAGTTGGACTACTGGCATTAATTTTTTGTCTAGCTTCACCAAGTGTGTTTGATTTATGTATAAGTTTATTATCTCTAAATATGTCGTAAGCATAAATTACTCCATATCCAGTTTGTCTTTGTACAAGTTTTATTTTATCTTTACCATGTCGTTCTACAATCATTATATACCTCTTTGTCCAGCTTTGTTTAAACCACCTTCAACTTCTTCATAGTTTACACTACGAGTTTTCCAACCAAATGGAATCACATAATTTTCTGGGAACACAAACAAATGATATTGATTTGCTGTGTCCATTAATCTTGATTCACTTGGATAGAGTTCAATGGCTTCTCTTGTTTCACTTACCAATTCGTTTTTAATTAACTGGAAGTGTCTCCAATCATGTATAGATTTTTTATCCAATCTTTTAATAGATAGATAATCAATCATGCCATACCAGCTTTTTTCATGTACTAACCAATCAGCTTGGCTTCCACGAAAAACTCTAACTTCATAAGTATCGTTTCTGTAAGCTTCACAATTATACATTTCATTGTAATATTGTTTTAGCTGTTGCCAAGTTAGATTTAAACCAAACTTAGAACATTCAGTTCTACAATACTCAAATCTTTCCTTCATAGGTAAATCCCAAATAGGAAAGTGTGCTTTTAAAAATGGAGTCATATTAATTTTCCTTTACGTAAGTTTTCCAATACTGACCCTTAATTAAAAGCTTCTTAGTTTTGGTTTGATGATGCAATTCTAATATTTGCATTTGCAAACATTTATTAATTGCTCTTGAAATTCTACCTGAGTTTAATTCAGGCATTTTTTCTTTGACCAAACCAATCATTACTCTACGACCAATACCTTTAACTCTTTTAGAATCGTTAGAATAATTTTCTTGAAGCAACTTTACTACTTCAGGATAGACAACAGAAAAAGAATTACGAGAATCTTTTTTGTATCTATTCGCAAAAGCTAAGAACCAACTATCCCAACCCTGAGGGTCGCTAGTCCAGTTTGGTGCATTTTCTTCACCAGTATATTTTGCTTTGTTTGTCATTTTTTCCCTTTTTGTTTTGTTTATATAAAAGAAATATAATTATAGAAATAAATAACTCAAGCTTTAAAGTTGCAAATTGTGGATAATTATACAAGAATTATATCAATAAAATCAATGGGTTATTCGTTGCTATTTTGTTCTATTATTGATAATACTACTAATTGTGTGGTAGTGCCTTCCCTACCACACGTAAAACTATGGAGAATTAATGCCATTAATTAAAGGTTATTCTAAAAAATCAATAGCTAAAAATATTCGTGCAGAATTAAAATTTGGCAAATCAAGAAGCCAGTCAGTTGCGATTGCTTTATCTGTTGCAAGAAAAGCTAAAAAAAGAAAAAGATAGTGCAAGTTCCGAAGGCGAACATAATCAATTCAGAAAAGCATAGAAGATTCGTAGCATCTTTTCCATGTGTGGTTTGTGGAAACAATACTCAAGTCCAATGTTGCCACTTACGCAGTATTCCTGCTTTGGGTAATGTAGGCAAAGGAGTTAGAGATGATGCTTATTGTATTCCAATGTGTTTTACTTGCCATAACCTACAACATGAAATAGGCGAGTTAGAATTTTTTAATAAATTTAATATAAATCCTATATTGATTTCTATGAAATTAAGTACTATATCTCCTTGTAAGAAAATTAACCAAGCCAAAATGGAAGGTAAATACAATGGCAAACTTAACTACCGAGAGCATATCAGAATCAACAAAAAAGATTCTTTGCGATAAAAAACTATACAAAGATATTAACTTCTTTGAAGTTCCACATAATAAAGTTTTACTAGCAGTAATTAGATCAATCACTAAAAAGTCTTTTGCACAGATTGGTAAAGATTATAAAAAGTCTTGGTTCTCAATTTACGCATCAGTAAAAGATACCCAAAAGAATGGTCTTAAATCATTTACTAATAAAGTTATAGAA